GAAGGCGGGGCTTTTAACCACTAAATTTAATTAGAAAGATGAATGATATATTTAACGAGAATGTTCCTTTGAAAACGGAAACCCCCGCTTTTGCAAAGCACGTGTTACCAGCAGTGCCTTCTTCGGAGGTTTATTTAGAAGATTGTGTAACGGCATTAAAACGCTATGCAGATAACTATTTTGATTTGGCAATAGTTGACCCGCCTTATGGATTAGAACGATTTAAAAAAGGTGGTAGCCACGTAAACAAACACGGAAGCGAAAACGGACAATGGAATAATGAAAAACCAACAAAAGAATATTTTGACGAATTGTTCCGAGTATCTAAAAATCAAATCATTTGGGGTGCTAATAATTTTGAATTACCAACAAGCGAATATTTTATTATTTGGCAAAAATCAAATGCAGAAGATTTTAGTTTTGCGATGTGTGAAATGGCTTGGACAAATTGTAAAGTTCCAGCGAAGGTTTTTAAGAAATTGCATATTTCAGTTGATGACAAAAATAAAATACATCCAACCCAAAAACCGATTGAACTTTACGCTTGGTTACTTGATAGATACGCAAAGCCAAACGATTTAATTTTAGATACTCATTTAGGGAGTGGAAGCAGTAGAATTGCAGCTTATAAAGGCGGGTTCAACTTTGTAGGGTTTGAAATTGATGCAGAATATTATGAGAAACAAGAAAAGCGTTTTAATGACTTTAAATCACAACTTCGGTTATTTTAGCGGTGTCGGTGGCATTGCTGGTAACAAATATATTAACGAAGTATGTTTTTTAGCATACTGATTATCAAATGTTTAAAAAAATGAATAAAGAAAAAAAGACCATAAATCACAATGAGCAATGGGTGTTGCTCATTTTACTTCTTAAAGAAATTGCAGATAAAAAAGGAATTTCGCAAGGTCAAATTGCAGAACAAACAGGGCTAACCCAGTCAAACGTTAGTCGTTTCTTTTCGCTAAAACACAAACCTAACCTTGACACTTTTTTAAAAGTTGCAAAAGCGTTAGGCGTTAATTTAAAAATATTTTAAAAAAATATTAAAATAAATTTGCGTATATCAAAAATGATACATATCTTTGCCTTATAAAAATAACAAATAAAACAATTTTAAATTAAAACAAAAAAAACAGCCGTTAGGAGGCTGTTTTAAACAAGTAAACAATCATTTATTAACTAAAAAAATATATTATGACTGCAAATGTAAACAAAAATTTTTACAAACAATTTAAAAAAGTAAAATTTTTAAATTGTTACTCCCTTGCCAAGTTTGGAACACTCCTGTTCCAAAAACTTCAATGCCCTACTATTGGAATTGTTAATGCTGAGCAATTATTGCTTTTAGCATACGATAAAAACGTTCCAAACTTCGACGAAATTCAAAATTACTACAATAATAGATTTTCTAAATTATTAACGATATGCCTAAATTAATTATAGAATTAGTGAACGGAAAATGGACCGTAAACGGAAAACTATTTGACGACCTAAACGAATCAGAACGCATTGATTTAAATGCTTTTTTTAAACAATTTAAAAACGAATTAGACGATGAAAACATATAAAGTAGTAGTATGGTATCGCTTTGTTATAGGCGAAGAACAAGAAAAGGAATTTGACACTCACGATATAGAGGCAACAGACGAACAAGATGCTGTAAATAAGGCTGCTGATTTGTATCCAAATTTTACAAAAATACCTTTTCAGTATTTAATTAACAATGTGAAATATCAACCACAGCAATTCACACATAGAGATTTATACGAATTGACAAAACCTTAAAATATTATTAAACTAAAAAAAAATGGGACTAATTAAAAAAGCGAACGAGCTTAACGTTCAGACAAAAATAAAAGCACTTATTTACGGGCAGGCAGGTATGGGTAAAACAACTTTTGCTATTTCAAGCCCTAAACCCTTGCTGTTTGACTTCGACAATGGAGTTCATCGAGTTAATTATGCACACTTAGAAGGTGTGGATACGGTTCAAATTGAAAATTATCAAAACTTTTTAGATGTTTTAGCAAAAGAAGATTTAACTCCTTATGAGACATTTGTGATTGATACTGGAGGTAAAATGCTTGATTATATGGGCGATTTTATTATAAAAAACAACACAAAATTAGGCAGAGCAAACGGAATGCTAACCTTACAAGGTTATGGTGAACGAAAAGCAATGTTTTCGTCTTTGGTCAAAAGAATTTCTGTAATGGGCAAACACATTGTGTTTGTTGCTCACAGAGAGACTAAAACAGAAGGTGATGACACACGTTATGTTCCTCAATTCGGAGGCTCAAATTATGACAGCCTTGTTACAGAACTTGACTTAGTTGGTTATATGGAAGCAAGTGGTAGAGAGCGAACAATAACTTTCGACCCTACAAGTAGAAATGATGGTAAAAACACTTGCAATTTACCATCAGTAATTAAAATACCTGTAATTGTTGATGAGGTAGGTAATTCAATCGCTAAAAATGAATTTTTTACAAAAAATATTATTGATGCTTATACTAAAAGACTTCAACAAAGAACACAGGATGGAGAGGCATACAACACTTTAATTAAAGAAATTGAAGATAACTTACTTGTTGTAACAGACGCAAGTAGTTTAAATGAATTTATAGAAAGAATGGTAAGCTGGGAGCATATAGGAAACAGCAAAGTAGTTGCTGGACAAAAAGCAAACAAAAAAGCTGAAGAATTAGGGTTGATTCTTAATAAAGAAAATAAAAAGTATGAGCAAAAATCCTAACTACCAGATATACCCATCACTAATTGATAAATTCGAGAGTTATATTAACAGCTCTCGAATTTACAATGAGTATTATGGTTTTTCGGAATTGCCTACAATTACTGAAGATGAATTTGAAAAAAGGCAATTTGAAAGTTTAATAAATACTATAAATAGAGTTCCTTTTGAGAGTGAGGCTGCCGACAAGGGAACGATGTTTAATGAGGTTATTGATTGTATTGTGGAAAACAGAAAATCTGAAAAAATGCGTATTGAAATTTTATCAGACGAAGTTACAGAAATTAAACATAAAGGAACAAAATCAATATCTGTTTTTTGGAAAGAAAGAAATTTTACCTTTAATATAGAAGACTGCAAAACAATAGCAAAAGCTTTAAAAGGTGCTGTTTGTCAGAATCTAATAGAGGGTTTTATAGAAACTAAATACGGAGTAGTAAAACTATACGGATATTACGATTATCTACTTCCTTTTCGCTTAATTGATTTAAAAACTACAAGTAAATATTCAGCTTTTAAATACAGAAACAACTGGCAACACATCGTTTATCCTTTCATTTTAAATACGAATGGTATTACAATTAAAGACTTTACATATTTAGTTTACAAATGGAATAAAGAGGGTGGAGAAATTTTTGAAGAGGATTATGTTTTTGATTTTAAAAAAGATACAATGAAATTGAAAAATGTAATTGAGTTATTTATTGAGTTTTTAGAGCTAAATAAAGAATTTATAAATGATAAGAAAATTTTTAACAGCGTTTAAGAAACAAAATGATTTACGACCCCAAAAATCCACTCCACCGAAAACAAGCCATCGAAAAGCTAAACTATTTCATTTCAAAAGGAAAACGCTTTGAATTAAAAGCAAAAAACGATAAAAGAAGCATTTCGCAAAATAGCTACTTGCATCTAATCCTAAGTTGGTTTGGCGTTGAAACAGGCTACACGCTTGAGGAGGTTAAGCAGGAAATATTCAAAAAACACGTGAACACAAATATGTTTTACGATGGAGAAATGAAAGGATTTATAACTGTGAGTAGATGGCGAAGCACAGCAGATTTAGACACAGCAGAAATGACCTTAGCGATTGATAGATTTAGGGACTTTTCAAGTAAAGAATTAGGAATTTATTTACCCGAGCCGAAAGATATTGCTTTATTGGAAGAAATTGAAAATGAATTAAGTAAAAATAAAAATAAGCAATATATATAATGGATGTTACTGAAGCGGAAAGCAAACGAATACAAGATTTTTTATTTTATTTTATTGAAAAGAAACACAAATCATCTGGAGGTAACAATGGTTTAACGATTGTTGAATTTGTTGATTTGATAGAAAAAAATTTACTTGAATTAGAAAAAACAAAAAAAATTTTAAAGAAAAAAACAATAAACAACTATTCTTATTTTAAAAATGGCAACAATAATCGAA